TCCAGAATACCAGGACTCTTAAGGGAGAGACTGTATAAGCAATTTTATATTGCAATGACTAGAAAAATATTTAGGAGAAGATAGATTATTTGTATGAGAGGTCTAGAATATACAATATCAGGATTTGGAAAATTTCTTATTATGATAGCAGTAAGTATTCTGGGAATTTCTTTATATAGAAAAATATAATAAAGGAAGTCAAAAAATAATGTTTTGATGTACAGAACAGGATTTTTTGATTTTAGAAAGAAACACTTAGCAAATTAGAATGCAGGCGTGTAAATGAGAAAATACATAACAAAAGCAAGTGAAAGAATAGGGGTAGAGAGTACATCCAGGGATGGAAAGAGGGCACAAGTTGTAAGTTATAGTACTTGTGAAAATTTTATAATCAGATTTTGTGATGGGAAAGAAATGAAGTTAAAAAATTGGAGATACTTTATTGAGGGAAACTTCAACTATGAAAAACATTTTAAAGCTCCAAGAAATAGAGAAGAGCGAATTGGCGAGAAAAAGGTAATGAATAATGGATTGACTGCTGAGGGTATTGAATACAGGGGGAGTCATGATATGGATATTTTGTTTGAAGATGGAGGAAAAAGAACGGGAGTATCCTGGCGGGATTTTTGTATCGGTAGTATTGCACATCCTACAATTCCTGGAGGAAATGTATCACAAAATGAATTGGTATTAAGATTTTATTTAGAGTCATTGGGGTTTGTTCGAATTCCACAACGTTCAAAGCGTTCTGACAGAGTTGGTTTAGAAGGGAAAGAGCTTGATTTATATAATGATAAATTATTAAGATCTATGCAAGGTGCAAATTTTCATATTAATTGTATATATGATGATTTAAAAACTGTAATATCAACTTTGAAAAAAAATAATGTAAAGATTATTGGGAGTGCTTTAGAAAATGGGCAAGATATAAAACAGATAAAGATTAGTGAGAAAATGGCGTTTATAGTTGGAAATGAGGGTAATGGTATGAATAAAGATATTTTGCAAGAATGTGATTATGTTGGTTATATACCAATAAATACAATTGAATCTTTAAATGTTGCTATTGCTGGGAGTATTATGATGTATCATTTTAAATAAGTATATAAAGAGACAATTCATAGCGAATAATGTTATTGGCTCTAGAATGCGGGTTTTAGAGGATTTTTACTCCTTTTTACTCCCAAAATATTAAAGCACCTTTTTAAGAGGTGCTTTTTTAATCGAATAATGATGTTATATATGCTCGTTTGTCTGGATATAGATCTCCATATGTATTAATGGTAGTTTTTATATCAGCATGGCCAACCATTTGAGAAATAGTATATATATCTACTCCTTTGTTAATCAGCATAGATACATAGCTATGCCGAAAATCATGTATTCTAATACGTGGCAAGTCGGTCTTATCTATATATGTTTTTAAAAATTCATTCATATGACGATAATAATACTGAAAAGGGTAATTTTTATCTTTTAAAAAATCATATAGCTGAGGAGTAAGCCATCGAGGTATTGGAACGATGCGTTTTGAGTGCTCGTTTTTAAATTTATCAGACACAAAAAATCCACCTTTGGTAGTTTTGACAGTATGAGATAAATGAAGCTCATTTTTATCAAAATTTATATCACTACTATTTAAGCCACAAAATTCTCCTTTTCTAAGACCTGTGTAGAATAGTGTTGTAAATATTAGTCTGTGTGTTTCACAATTAACAACAGTTAGAAAAGATTTAAACTGTTCTTCAGTCCAGAAATTAAGCTTCACTTTTGTTGATTTGGTTCTATCAATATAAATAAATGGATTTATATCTATTATTTTCTTTTTTATACACCAGTTGAAAAAAGCATTCAATGAAGCTTCTCTAGTACGCACTGTTTCTGTAGATAAATCATGTTTTAACCACTCGATCCATTCAATTAAATCAACGTCTTTTATTTTGCTTATTTTAGTATTTTCGAATCTGGTATACTTTTGTCTGTAATTAAATTTTATATTATCAAGTGTTGTAGGTGAAAAATTTTTACTTTCACAGTCAAGTATATATTTATCATATACTTCATTGAATAATGCATTTTTATCAATTATAACTTTATTCGTTCTTTGCAAAGTTAATTCAGCAACTTTTTGTCTGCCTTCTTTTACAGTTTTAGCAGTTATTGTGGTTCTCATTCTTGATCCATCTGCACGATAACCTATATTTACATCAAAAATGTAGCGTTTTTCACCATTTTTTAATATTTTTATTTTATATTCTTTTGCCATTTGAATACGCCCTTTCATTTATATTTGCCTTAGACGTGCTCTTGTGGTAAAATTGAGTGCGTAAAAGGACATTTAAGAGTTGTATTTTACATTAAGTGCACGGCAATGCACTTTTAACTTCACTGTTACCAGCGGTGAAGTTTTTTTATTTTAAATTATTGTCCAGTTCCAATGCTTAAATAAGCATCTGAAATTTGTTTTGCTTGTTCTGTATAAACATCCTGTAGTTTTTTTGACCATTCTTGATAAGTTTCATCATCATCACCATTTTTTAGTTTTAATTCTGCCATTTTTTCAACACCTTCATTGCATATTTCTGCAAGTTTTTCTGTTTTTGAGTGTGAAAGTTCAGCAAGTGCATTTATATCACTTTTTTTATCTTGTGCCTCATTTTTAAATTCTTCTACAATACCTGGAGTTGCTTCAGTTATTTTTTTAGTATAATCTTCAAGAATACTTTCATAAGTTACTGTTTTTTCCTTTTCAACAGAATCGTTATTATCTGTTTTATTTTCTCCGCAACCTGTTAGTCCAAAACAAACTCCTAAAACTAATAATAAACTTAAAAATCTCTTCATGGTATAATCTTCCCTTCGATTTATTTTTTATGTTGCACATGTCTTAATTTTAACTGTACAACAATGTGTTATATTGCCCACGATTTTATAATATCATAAAATTTTACAGAAATAAAATTTTAAAGAAGTAATTTGTCGTTTTATTTCGTAAAAGGTAATAAAAAGAAAAAAGGGTGAATAGAATTATGATAGTAATAATCGATGATGAATTAGTATTTTCTATGCGACTAAAAAAGAATCTAAAAAAATATTATAAAAATGAAAAAATAAAAATATTAACAAGCTTTAATTTAAAATTTTTAATTGATAATGATGTTGAAATTTTATTTTTAGATATCGAATTAAAAAACGAGAACGGTATAGAAATGGCATTAAAATATCGTGAACAAGGGTATAATAATTATATAATTTTCGTTTCGAGCCATGACGATTTTGTTTATAATACCTTTGATGTTAAACCATTTTATTTTATTAGAAAAAGTAAATTAAATCATGATTTAGAAAAGTGTATATCTTTAATTAATCGAGAAAGAAGTATAAGAGAAATGCATGTTATGATTGATAAACAGTTAATAAAATTAACAGATGTACTTTATATAGAATCGCAAGGTAATTATGTAAAATACGTAGGAAGCAAAGATAAAATAATTTTAGAAAGACGTATAAAATTATCCGATGTAGAAGAAGAACTTGAAAAATACCATTTTATTAAATGCCATAAATCTTATATTGTAAATGCTTCGCTTGTTACAAAGGCACGGACAAACTATTTAATTATTAATAATTGTGTTAAAATTCCTGTTAGCAGAAATGAGCAGAAACATTTTATAGAAAAGTATCACGATTACTATATTTGGAAGAAAAGTATTTAAAATTATGTTATTTTTCACAAAAACATGTCGTTCATCCCAAAATGTAGAAATTTATAATTAAAAATGCTAAATTTTAATCATAAAGGGGGAATTATAAATGGACGAAAAACAACTAGCTTATAAAAACAAAATAATTAAATTAATTAATAAAATGGAGGATTTGGGACTACTAAAAAAAATTTATAATATTATTTCTTATTATTTCACAAAGTAAAAAAGCAGCGTTTTTATTCGTTGCTTTTTTTTATTTCATTATTTAATCTTTTTAAAAAATTTTTTATGGCTTTTTTTTCATCATCTGGAGCATTTATATATGTTTTTATAAATGATACATCAAATTCATCTAAATTGTTTTCTTCAGCTAAAACATCAATCATTCCCCGTGGGAATTCTAAAAAAATATCACCCGTTCCTTCTGTTAGCCATAGATAGTCTACATTAAATTCTCTGCAGATTGCTTTTGCAACTTGTTCGGTTAGATTTCTAGATTCATTCTCTAAGTTTGAAATAGCTGATTTTGTAACCCCAATTTTTTTTCCAAATTGCTCAAGTGTTATTTTTAACACTTCTTTTCTTAGATATCTTATTCTTTCTCCTTGTGTCATTTGTTCACCTCCTAACTTAAATATATAACATTGCAAACAAAAAGTAAATAAAAAAGTACACATAGAAAACATTTTTATTGACATAAGTATTCTTTGTGTAGTATATTATTAGTGTGAGGTACACGTAGAAAACAATTATTTTTTCAAATCAACTATGAGAGAATCACACCTCCCCCTTATATGAGATATTTTGTGAACAAGTCATTATAAACTGTGGTTCTCTCATACTTGCTTTGAAGCAGGAGGAAGGAGCGAAATAATGTTATTTAATTGGATAAAGAAAAAGATTGCTTCTGTACGAAAGAAACAATCTATAAAATTAAAACTTGATGGTAAAGAAATTGCTAGTCATGTAGCTCGTTGTTTAACCAATCATGATAAAGATTGAGCAATTTAATCGTTAAATTAATAGAACAAAGAGCGGATACGTTTATAAGGTTATTAGTGTACTCTTTTATACCATTTTCTGTGTTAGAAAATTTAATATTTTGTTTATTGATTTCTTTAAATACATCGTCATAAATATTTGACATTAATTCAGTATTTGAAATTATTTCGTTTTCGAAATCAGTAAAATCTTTAGTCATTTTATCACCTCACTTTCTATTTAATTATAGCATGAGGTGAACAGATATATCAAAAATAAGGAGGTGATTATATGACCGAACAAGAATTCAAAGAGGCTCAAAAAGAAGCCAATGAATTAGCGTTTTTACTTGTTGAGCTCAAAAAAAAGGATCCTGCTATATCAGAGAAGCTGAACTGGTTTGTTAAAGGGTTAAAATTGGCTGGAACCAAACATTTGAACAGCACCAGTTAGAAAGGAGAAAAAATGAAATTTAAAGATGCATTTGAAAATATAGTAGACAAAATAGAAGATGCAATGATTGAATTTATGTTTGCATTTCCTAGATTTCCGTTATATCTTTCAATAATTTCGTTCTTGATTTCCATATATGCATTATATATCAAATGGTCAAAATAGTGCTGCTATGGAGACAATCAAAGCAAAAACGGATATGACCACAGGAATCCACCATTTATAAAATTTAGCTTTAAATACATATATTTGGGCTTCGCCATATTGTGTTATTTCGTAACTTTTGGGAATGATTCTAGTTATTTCAGGAGTTGATTGATCGATTTGATGTTTAGCTTTGATACATTTTGTTTTAGCTAAATATTGAGCCATTGCTTTTTCATCAGGAGATAAATTTGAAACATATACTATTTTTTGTTTCTTTATTCTTTTTAAAAATCTGTAGTGTCTATTGCTGATTTCTATCATTATATTTCACCTCACTTTCAAAATTAATTATAGCATGAGGTAAACAGATATATCAAAAGGAGGGATTTTATGAATGAACTAAAAATTATTGAACATGAAGGAATAAGAGTTTTATTAACTTCACAATTAGCTGTTAGCTATGGAACTGATGCTAAAATAATTAGAAAAAACTTCGAAAGAAATAGAGAACGATATCAAGAGGGTAAACATTATTTTTTATTACAAGGTAATGAATTAAAGGGATTTAAGACGACACGTCAATTTGACGACTCGCTAAAAAGAATTAATCAATTGTATCTTTGGACCGAAAGAGGAGCTTTTTTACACGCTAAATCATTAAACACAGATAAGGCGTGGGAAGTTTATGACAGTTTAGTTGAACATTATTTCCAGTCAAGAGAAGCTAAACCAAGTTTGCTACCAGCTAATTATAAAGAAGCTTTATTACAGTTGGTGGCTCAAGTAGAAGAAAATGAAAAGCTACAACTTGAAAATAAGATAAAAGATCAACAGATTGCTGAATTGAGGCCGAAAGCTGATTACTGCGATCTCATCTTAAAAAACAAAGGTCTAGTTACTATTTCACAGATTGCTAAAGATTACGGAATGAGTGGTGGCGCTTTGAATAAAAAATTGCATGAGTTAGGTATTCAGTATAAACAATCAAAACAATGGCTTTTATACAGTAAATATCAAGATAAGGGTTATACACAATCTGAAACGATAAATATTACTCGTTCAGATGGAAGACCAGATATAACAATGAATACAAAATGGACTCAAAAAGGGAGGTTATTCTTATATGAATTATTAAAAGGTCAGAATATCTTGCCCATGATTGAGCGGGAATAAAGGAGAGTTTGTCTATGTTAGGGGTTAGAGAACTAATGATCATATATAGAGGACGCTCTAGAAACTACATATATAGATTAATTAGAAATTTGAAATTTAAACACAATTTAAGTTATGAAGGTGCGGAAATCCCTCTGGATATCATCATAAAGGAAACTGGAATAAGCAGAGAAACAATTTATGATTTGCTGCAGATAAAAAAAGCCGACGCGGCAACGTCGACTGGTAAAAATTAAACCACTTTTATTATAAAAAAATATGAAAGGAATGTCAAAAGTGAGCAAATTAACATCACGTGGCTTCTGGACAATCTTAGTAATTATGATAGCAGCTACATTTATTGTAGAGGCAATTATAAGAGAAATTTTAGGAGGATGAAAGAATGGAAGATAAAATAATAGCTGTTATCGAAGTTGAAAATTTCGAAGAATGCAATAGATTTTTAAAACTTGAAGATTGTGTTCTTATTCAAACTTATACAAAGCATGTTATTAAGAGTAGTCGCATGTCACAGCAGATTGTATATGTTTTAGGAATTAAAAGCTTAGAAACAATGGCAGTTATAAACAAATTACAAGAGAAAAAATTATTAATCGAATTTAATGATGAAAAAGGATTTGAACTTACAGTAGAGGGATTAAACATTATAGATATGTCAATCGCAATACATGCATTGACAAACGAACTAGCTGAAATGACAAACTCTGATGCAATGTATGTTTTTGGTGCGATGATTCAAACGCATGAAAAATTCAATGAATCAATCAATAAAACAAACAAGGAGGTTAAACATGTCTGAGGAATTAAAAAAAGAAGTAAGCGAGCAAATCAATTATTTAGAAATTCAAAAGAGCATTATAGAGTGCAAAGATTTCCTTGATGATGCTGATCACGAGCTCTTATCACGTATCAATGATGAAATAAAATCATTAAAAGAAAAGTTGAAAAAATGTTAGGTTCAAAATATTTCTTTAGTAATTGTCATGTGGATCATGTTAAAGATACAGAGCAATGGCATCAATTACGTGGTAAAGGGATAGGCGGTAGTGATGCTGGTATTGTGATGAATGTTAGTAGTTATAAAACACCTTACGAGTTGTGGGAAGAAAAGACCGGAAAGGTTAAAAGAGAGTTCATTACAAATGAAGCTATTGAAAAAGGCAATGCGCTAGAACCGATAATGTTCAATATGTTTAAAGTATTCTATTCAAAAGAATATGAAGTCATTGATACGAAGAATATAAGTTTATCTAGCAAACAATTTCCTTTTCTAAGAGCTAATCTAGACGGGGCTTTGATAAATAAGCAAACAGGGCAAAAAGGTGTCTTAGAAATCAAATCTACTACTATACGGAACGCTTCTATGCTGAAGAAGTGGCAGAAAGATGATTTGCCAATAACATATTATTTTCAAGTTTTGCATTATCTATACGTTACAGGATTCGATTTTGCAATTGTATATGCAATCTTGGATATTCCGTGGGAAAACAAACAGGAAACAAGGGTTATCAAAATGTATCGCGAAGATCTTGAAGCAGATATTGAATATTTAATTAAAACAGAGTTATGGTTTTGGGATAAGGTAAAAACCAATACCCCACCACCATTTTTAGAAAACAGAAACTTAGAACTTAAGGAGGTAAATTAATGCTGAATAAATTATTGGGCGGATATGCCGCTGTTAGATGTGAGAATAAAAAAGAATTTGACAAAGTTATTGAAATTTTATCAATTAAAAACTGTTTTTTAGCTAATAAAGAACCTGTCAGTAAAATGAGTTATCCAGGTGATGTTGTTTTTGGATTATTCAGAGCAGACGACGGATTTATTTATTGGTCTCAGATAAAAGACATTGATACAAACAAATACGAGCTAATTAGTGTAGATGATTTAAACGTTGAGACTTCAAATAATGTGATCGAGGCAACTGTTGTATCAGAAACAGAAGTAATCGACGTTAACGAAAAAAATATGAGACTAACTGTTTTGAACAAACCGGAAACAGCTGGTATTCAATCGAATGTAAATGAGCTAGTTAAGTTAATTCCGGTTATTGAAGCTAAAGCGAATATTGTTGTCGATGAGAATAACTATAAGACTTTTATTGCGAAAGGGACAGGGATTGTTCCAACTCTTAGAAAATATGCAAAGGGAGTAAGAGACGAAAAGAAAAAGATCAAAGATGCATACATGCAATCTTTTGATGAATTCAGCAATAACGTCGATAGCGTAATCAACGCTCTAGAAACAACTGCTAAAAAAATTGATGATGAGGTTAAACATTTTACTGATCAGCAGAAAGAAGCATTAAGAAAATCACGCGAAGATGAGATAGATAAATTAAAAGAAGTATTAATCGAAAACAAAATGATTTCTAAAGAATATGCCGATAAGTTTGCTTTTGATGAAAAATGGCTGAATGCTAGCTGTTCAATGAAACGCTTCAAAGAGGAAGTTGAGGCACAGTTTAACAAACTTATCGAAAAAGAAAAGCTAGATAAGCAAAATTTAGAAATGATTGAAAATACAATCATCAATACTTGTAGTATTACTGGAGTTGATGAAAGTTTAGTAAATCGTGAAAAATACCGCAAAATTTTAATGTTAGGTGAGAATTTGGGAGATATCACAAAAATTATTACTGATGATATCAACACGTTAAAGAAACAAAAAGAAGCGTTGTTAGCACAACAAAAAAAAGATGCTGAAACAATCAATCTTGAAGCTGAAAAAATTGCGCAAAAAGAACAAACAAAAGGAGCTGAGGGTGCATCGTTACATGTATCTTTAGGTGTACCAACTGCACAACCGGACATCAAAGCAGTAGTTACCATGCCTGTCACTGACGATAAAACAGGTGAAGTGATTGGACATGCAAGCGATGAACAGGTGACAGTTAAAGTTCAGACACCACCGCCAAGTGTTCCCGAAGATAAAATTTTCTCTTATACATACACATTTGAGGGAAACTGCAAAGCAATTCTTACATTCAATAAATGCTTAAAAGTATTATCAAAAGTATTCAAATCATTCAAATATATGGAGGTAAAGTAACATGGCAGTACAAAGTAAATTAGCACCAAATCAAAACAAGGTAACAACTATTAAAACAGATACAGGAGAAATCAAATTATCATCAGCAATCGTAAAAAATTATCTTGTAGCTGGTGGTGGAAATATTACAGATCAAGAGGTAAAGCTATTTATCGCTTTATGTTCGGCGCAAAAACTTAATCCGTTTATTAAAGAAGCACATCTAATCAAATATGGAACTAATCCGGCAACGATGGTGGTTTCTAAAGACGTATACCAAAAAAGAGCTGATAAGCATCCTGATTACAGAGGGAAAAAAGCAGGAATTATTGTACTTAATCAAAAAGGTGAAATTGATTATCGCGTAGGAACTTTCTATATTCCAGATGTTGAAACATTAGTAGGCGGTTGGTGTGAAGTTTATCGAAAAGATCGTGAACCTGAAAGGGTTGAAGTTTCTTTAAATGAATATATTGGAAGAAAAAAGGATGGGACAGTTAATTCCCAATGGAGCGGAAAACCTGCAACAATGATAAGAAAAGTAGCGGTAGCGCAATGTTTAAGAGAAGCATTTTCGACGGAGTTCCAAGGGTTGTATATACCAGAAGAAATGAATGTAGATGAGCCGACTGGTAATTTTGTAGTAGAAGAAGCTGCGCCATTAAATCAAATCGAAGAAGAAACAGGGGTACAGGCACCACAAGAAATGTCAAGCAAACCGGTTCAAGAACCTATCAATTTCGATTTTGATCCAATGGCAATGTAGGAGTTTAGTATGGCTAGAGAGGCAGATACGAAAGGATATATAAAACTGCATAGAAAAGCACAGCAGACAGAAGTATTCAAGAACGCATATGCGTGGCAATTATTTACGTACTGCCTCTTTAATGCCAAGTTTTCAGGTGACGAGGCAGGGACGTTTATTACAACAAAAAAAGAGATAGCAGAGGCATTGGGAATAGGACGCCCTGCTCTTGATAAATTTATGAAAATCCTAAAAGAAAACAAGTGTATTGATTATAAAATCAAGAAAGGAAATACTGGTGGAACGGTGATTAAAATTATAAATTATAAGAAATATCAAGGCAATCAAATGTAATCGAAAATTACATTAGAAGTAATCCTAGATTACATTAAACGTAATCGAAAATTACATTAGAAGTAATCCTAGATTACATTTCTACCTTATATATAAGAACGTTAAGAACGTATAAGAACGTAAAGAACGGTGCGTGCATGCAAAATGCAGCACTTAGAATAATATATACACGCGTTTGATTTTATATAAATTTAAGAATAAATAAATAAAAGGAAGGAGAGCTTATGGAAAAATCGGAAATTCCTGAAATTCTAAATTTCATGAATGCATTGTATCCTAATCGAAAATTACAAATCAATGCAATAACAACGAGTGTGTGGCATGAGATGCTAAAAGATTTCAAAAAAGAAGATGTTAAAAATGCGATTAAAGATATTGCGAACTCTCAACAGTATATTCCAAATTTGCCAGAGATTGTTAAACGCATTCAACCAACATTTCTTTTTGATATCGAACATTTTGGAAATACGTACGCAGTTTATGTACGTTATCCAGATTCGATGTTTCCGTTTCGATTCAAAGATAAAGATACTGCAAACGAGTTTATAAACATGTTAAAAACTACTAAACCCTCAATAGAAACAATTGAAGATTTACATTGTAATCACATTCTTGCAAGAAAAGGGATTTTAAAAGAGGAGGGTATTCATGATAAATAGAGTAGTCTTAGTTGGACGTATGACTAGGGATCCTGAGCTTAGAAGAACGCCTCAAGGTGATGCAGTTACATCATTTACTTTAGCAGTAAATCGTAACTACACTAGTAGAGATGGTCAACAACAAGCTGATTTTATCAATTGTGTTGTTTGGAAAAAATCAGCTGAGAATGTTGAAAAATACTGTTCTAAAGGAAGCTTAGTTGGGGTTGAAGGTAGAATTCAAACTCGTAGCTATGATAATCAACAGGGACAAAAGGTTTATGTAGTTGAAGTTATATGTAACAGTGTGCAGTTTCTTGATACAAGACAAAAAAATCAAGCGGCAATAGACGAAAATACTGCTGATAGTTATGAATCAAGAACTAATCCATATGATTTTATGCAAGATACACAACATTTTGAAATAGATCCTGATGATATTCAGTTTTAAAAGGGAGGAAAGAGAATGAAAATTACAAAAGAAGAGAAAAGTTTATGGAATTTTTTGAACATATTTAAAAATATATTTTCAAAAACAAATAACCGAACAATTGTGTTTGGTATGAACAATAGTTTGTACCTATACACACTTAATTACGCGGGAAAGTTTATTTCAGAACAGAGTCAGGACAAGTTGATGACTGATTATCAGTTTGATAATAGTTTTTATGAACTAAAACAGTTGCCCGATAATAGATTTGTACTTGATATTATTGATGATCCTATCAGTCAGTCTGAACTTACAAAAATTATTACCATGATTGATGATTTGATTCAGCAAAAAACATTCTGCTGTGAAGTAAAAAAACACGATGAGTTTAAAATAGCTAAAATTACAGAAACATCTCGGCTATGGATGGCTGATAACGATGTTAAATATATAAATACTTTTCCTGAGGCTGAAATATCAGCTTCACTTGATTCGTTAATTATCCGTGCTGTTGGAATTAATAACGACGAAGTATCTACTGTTGAAACATTTTTGATTTTTAATCAATTAGAGGCAGTACATACAGTTCAGCAGAAAATGAACATTGGTGAATATGATGATGTTCAGTATCTTAATGAGTTAGCTAATCAAACTGAAGAGGAATTCGAAGATGATTTCGACCCAATGTCAATGTAATCTTCAAACAATGCGATTTGAAGTTGCTGGTGAGGTAATCGGTAAAGGTCGGCCACGCTTTACTAGAAGCGGTCGTACTTATACTCCTAAAAAGACGTTAGATTACGAGAGAGCGATAAAAAGAGCGTATTTGAATAAATACAACTATTTGTCAAAAAGGTCGCTCAGAATCAAAATTTGCGCTTATCTCGAGGTTGCTAAAAGTCATTCGAATATCAAAAAGCAAAAAATGTTAGATAATGAATTACAATGCACTAAGAAACCAGATATAGATAACATTGTTAAAGTTGTCCTTGATGCTTTGAACAAAGTAGCATATCAAGATGATACCCAGGTGGTTGAACTAGTTGCAATAAAGCGATGGAGTAATGAAAGTAGATTAAAAGTAATTATTGAAGAAATCGGGGAAACAATGAATTAAAAACAAAGGAGGAAAAGATATGAGCTTGTGGGAATTATTAAATGATCAAAAAGAAGAAAAGAAAGAAGACAAAGAAGCAACTGAAAAAGTTGAAAAAGAAGTAGCAAAAGAACCTGAAATGGTCGAAAAACCAAAAGCAACTAAAAAAACAACTGCTAAAAAGACAGATAAAAAGAAAGAAGAGACTGCCTCTTCAAAAAAAGAGTATAAATCATTAGAAGAACAGGTCGCTACAGTTCCTGATAATTTAAAAACAAAAATAGATGTAATTTATAGATATTTAATGACAGTTCCTGGTATGGATGCAAAAATGCGTAATCAAAACAAAAATATCACAGATATGTTTAAATACATTGAAAATCAAGCAAGAAAGCAGGCTATTAACGGATGTGCTATGATTGAAGATCAGGAAGTGTTCGGATGGGCGGTGCATTACTATGACGAAGAAAATATCGGATAGTGAAAAGCTTTTAGATAAGCTTGCTACATTAAAGCTAAAACAATATAACATATCTAAATTTAAAAGATGGATGATCAGCGATGGTAATCCATCTTGGAAACGCCCCAAGATGGACACGGAGGTTAATAGCTTTTATGTAGCAGTTTATGAGCTTTGGCGTAATAGGATAATTTGCAGAACTTTCTATGTTACTCAAATGTGGTACAACAAACAAAAAGAAACACGCATATTTGAAGTTAAACGTCAATTAGCAGGATGCGATAAGCAGTTAGTGCGTAGGCTCTATAGTGGAATGTATGGCTACAAATGCTGGATATACAACGAAAATCGTTACTCGTGGTATTGCGGAAGCAATAGTACATGGCATAAACACTCTATTAAATCGTATAATTTAGCAGTCTATAACATGTCTTACTATGGTTATGGGGCAGTAGAAAGAGAAGATTATCATACATTAAATTCTGAATACGAAGTATTTAAAATGCTTAGAAATTCAAAGCATAAATACAGCGGTTTTGAATATAACTCATTTAAATTAGGTGAACTCTTCGAATATTTAGCTATGTACGAAAAACACCAAGCGGTTGAGATGATTTCAAAATTAGGTCTTGATTATTTACTTAGAATAGATTTGAGAAAATTCGGGTGGTCAAAAAAAGGAATCGATATACTCGGAATTGAAAAAAAAGATATTCCAGTGCTAAAAAAACTGCATATTCCTATTGATGAATTTAAAACAAATAAAAAATACATATATAAGTTTAATATTCTTGAAAAAGAAGATTATAATCAACTCTTACGTTTAATTGAAATAGCAAAAAATAAATACGCAAACATAAACATAAGTAAGTATTCATTTGATTATTTCAAAAAGAATGCACAGATACCATTATATACAATTAAAGATTATTATGAATTTTGCCAGAAGTTGGCTTTGCCGATGAATCACACCAACAAATATCCTGATGACATAAAAAAAGCTCATGATGATTTGATGGTGAAGATTGAAACAGTAAAATCGAAGAAACAGGATGAAGCTATCTTAAATAGAGTAAATGGTGGTCTTAATAAATTACGTTTTGCTGATGATAAATATGTTATTACACCGGCTAATTCATCAGAAGATTTAATTAGAGAAAGTGCAAAATTAAATCACTGTGTTAAAACCTATGCTGATAAGTACGCAAAAGGTATGACAAATATTTTTCTTGTAAGAAAAAGAGAAAATGTTAACGAACCATTTTATACATTAGAACTAATAGACAATGATATTAAACAACTTAGGGGAAATCACAATTGCAAACCAACAGACGAAGTTGTTAAATTTATCAACAAGTGGGCGAATAATTTTAAATTTACAGGCGCATATGTAACAACGTTAGGAGAATATTAAAATGTGGATTTTATTAAGTAAATATAGGAGATTTTATTTGTGGAAGAATATTAAAAATGGATGTTGTGAATGTTTTTGGCCAGAGCAAAATCCAAATGTTTTACAAGAAAAGCAGGAAGAGAAGACAACAAAATTCAGCAATGCGCAAAAAGGCATTGTTAAGAAAGTGAACGCACCATACTGGAGCAAGGTTAAGAAAGGTTAAGGTAAAAGTATAATGGCAGTAATATGTGATATGAAATATTGCAAATATAGATCAAAAAGACATATGAGAAATTATATTAAGAAAAGTGGTGAGTATTGTTACAAATGTACATTAGCAGTAATTAACATACAAGATGAATCAACGAGTGAAACAGATGAGTTGTTTGATAAAGAGTTTTCATGTTGCAAAAGTTATCAAAAGATGGAGGAGATTTTATAATGGATTACAATGAAAAAGTAAAATGGTTAAAGTCCTATCGTGATAAATACGATAGGCTCGAATTTGTAAAAAATCAAATAGAGGGCGTACAAGCGATAAAATACACTCCAAGTATAAATGGACCTAAAAAGTCAATAAACGCATATATTGAAGAAAAAACTCAATTAGAGAGTGAATTAAGAAACATTGAAGAATGTATAAATCATGTGCAGGATCTAAATGCACGTACAACACTTGGTTATAAGTACCTGCAATTCAAGACTTTAAGTGAAATTGCTGATTGTATGAATTACTCTATTTCTCAAATAAAAAGATTTCATAAAAATGGTATAAACATGATACCTTTTGAACCGCAATGAGCCGGTTAAATGTGTTATTATGATAGTGTAGAAAAAAAAGCTCAATCCCCCTCGAGCTTTTTTTGTTTTTAGATAAAGCGGCATCATATTTCTTTTTGGATAATAATACCTCCTTTCTTTTAGTTTGTTTTCGTGATGGTGTCGCTTTATGTGAAATATTGAATAGAAAAGGAGCTGGAAATATGAAAGTAAATATCTTAGGAACTGAATATGATGTTAAGTTATTAGATGATCGAGATGAAACAATGAAAGCAATGAGTTGTGATGGATATACTGATTATTCAGTCAAAAAAATAAGGGTTCTTGATGTAACTAAAAATACTGATTCAGGTCACCAAGAAGATATAGAAAGATATCAAAAATTAATCTTAAAGCATGAGCTAATTCATGCCTTTTTGTATGAAAGTGGAATTGACTTTAAAATGCAATTTCACAATGAAGAAATGGTGGACTGGTTAGCTATGCAGTTCCCTAAGATTTCAGAAGTGTTTGACAAGATGGAAATATAAAACGGAGGTGGTGATCATGACTTGGAAAAATACGAGCTAGCATATAAAGATTACCTTAGTGGCATGAAATACAAGGATATAGCAGCAAAGTATGGAGTTACTGTAAGTGCAGTCAAGTCGTGGAAGAGTCGCTACTGGAAAGATAAAAAGTTGCAACCTAAAAAGAAAAAGGTTGCAACCAAAAAAGATGCAAAGAAGATTGCTAAAAAAATTGCAGATGAAAGTGAGCTGGATGAAGAACGCCAGCTTTTTTGTATATATTATCTTAAATATCATAATCAAGTAAAAGCATATATGAAAGTAAAACCTGGCACTAAGTATAATAGTGCTACGGTAATGGCAAGTAGATGGATGCATGAGTCTAGAGTTCAAGATGAGATAAATCGATTAAAAGCTGAACTCTATGCAGATGCTCTTCTAGATTCTAATGACATTGTTCAAAAATATATTGATATTGCATTTGCAGATATTACTGATTATGCAAATTTTAGTGGTAGAAGTGTTAGTCTGAAAGACAGTGATTATGTCGATGGAAGTATTGTTCAAGAAGTTACTCAAGGAAAACACGGAATTTCGATAAAATTAAATGATCGGATGAAAGCACTC